GCACAGGTAACTGCTGTTTCTGTTGCTGGAGCATCATCTGCTACAGCAGTACAAACTGGTGGTTGGACATGCGCTGCTACATCAGGATCAACAAAGGTACGCATTCAACATACACTTTCAGATCTAACAGTAATCTACTCAAATGAGTTTGATGCACGTTGTGGTCAAGGTGTTAATAAGTACACAGCAGCCTTTGATAAGGCTTCATACCTTCCAGGCGACATTGCTAAGTTAACTGTATCTGCAACTGATATTTCAGGTGCTAAGGTACATGATGCAGCAACACTTGGAACTGGAGTAGCAATCTCTGCTGGTGGAATGACACTAGTTGGAACAGCAACTTCAACAGATACATTTGCAAACGGATCAAAAACTTATCAGTTTACCGTTGGTAACAATGCTGGTGCGTTTAATGCAGTAGTTGATCTACCTGCATACGTATCAACAGATTCCGCTAAGGTGGTTTCATACAAGGTTGCAGAATCAACTGCTACTGTAAGCAACGCTGAAATCTTAAAGATGATCGTTGCACTTATTGCAACAATCAACAAGCAAATTACAGCACTACAGAAGTTGCTTCTAAAGAAGTAAACTCTTAATAAATTAGGGGGCAGATTCATTTCTGCCCTCTTTTTTATGCGCTTTTTGTTGTTTAATTAAATAAAAAATGATATAATTAAGCATATAATTAAACATAGGAGTTAGCCCCCAAATTGAATAACCTAAAACGAAGACTTTTAATAGGCTTTGGGGTAGGGCTATGTGTGACAATTTTTGGAATAATGGCACCTGATCGTGCACATGCTACAGAAAATCAAGAACAAGTTGTTGTAAGTCCTGCTCAACAAGCAGTTAACTCTGCCCTTTCTACTGCTACAACAGAGGTCCAGCAAGCGATTACAGCCACAAACAACGCCTTAGTAGAGGTAACACAAGCACAAACCGAATATTCCCAAGCCCAATCTGTCACGGCAGAAGTAGCCTCCAAAATATCTTTGGCTAATGCAGAAATAAATAATGTTCAAACCGCTATTAATACTATTAGTAATGTTGACCTATCTGTTACCCCAATAGATCAAAGTTCTCAGGTAGTTCAAGACGCAAAGGCTACAGTAACTACTGCAACTACCGCTATAAATAATATAACAACACAAATAACTCAGGCTCAGACAGCAATATCTGAAGCCGTAGTTGCAAAAACAGAAGCAGTTACAGCACAAGCAACTGCACAAACAGAATTAACACAGGCAAACCTTGCTATTGATGCTGCTCAAACAGCAGTCAATAATTTACAAGCCACTATCGGAACTACTACAAATGTACTTGCTGGCGTAGACGATGCTGGTGTTCAAATGAATCTTCCATTCGGAATGCAAATGGGGGGAACTGTTTATAATAATGTATTTGTTGGATCAAATGCAACGATAACATTTGGAACAAATGAAGGATGGGTTTATCATACAACTCCAGGCGCACCTTCAGTATCTATTGCTGGATGGGACTGGACTACTTGGAGTACAGGAACTGGAATTACATATTCAACTACTGGAACAAGTTTAGATATTGCTTGGGATTTAAGACCATTTCCACAACAAGATGCTTCTACTCAAATGGTTCAGGTAAGATTTAATGCTGATGTAAATCCAAATGATGGTGCATGGATGGCAAATGTAACTGCTGTTGGACCAATACCAAATGGTGCAAGATTTAATTATAGAGAAACTTATAATGGGGCAATAACACAAATTACAGATACAAATTCTGGAACTGGATTTTCTGGACAAATAGGTCAAGGTTCAGCATTTACTCCATATGTAGATCCAAATACAGGAACAGTTCAAGCAGCAGTAGATGCAGCAAACGCAACCATTACACAATTAAATCAAAGTCTTTCCCCAGTTGTTTCACAAAATACAACAAATACTTCTAATATAAATGCAATCAATACAACATCTTTAACCAATACCGTAAACTCAGCGGTATCAACAAAAACATCTCTTGAGTCATCATTGAATACTAAATCAAGTCAATTAGTTACTGCAATTAATAACAACATTCCAACACCTGCCCCAATAATTTCAACTCCAATTGTTGCAGGAACTACCGCAACTATTACACCATCCTTACCTGAAGGATATACAGCAAACACTTGGTTCTATCAAGTAGTAACAGATGATCCAGATGCAGAAAATCCATACGAAGGTGGAACATATAATACAGATGGTGCACCAGAGTCTATTCAATTAACTGGTTTGACAGAAGGCGCTACTTATACTGTTAGAGTTGCTAACTGGTCTGGTCCTGTAAGTCAATATACTGATACTGTTATTTCTATCCCCGCTCAAAATAGCGGCAACCTAAATGGTGGTGAAAATCCACCTCCTCCACATGGAGACCCCCAACCACCTACAGAAGAACCTCCTCCGCCACATGGAGATCCACAGCCACCAACAGAAGAGCCACCTGCTGAGGAACCTCCTGTAGAAGAGCCACCTGCCACAGAAACACCAACAGAAGAGCCACCAGCCGAAGACCCCCCTGCAGAAGAACCACCTGCTGAGGAACCACCTGCTCCAGAAGAAGAGCCTCCGTTAACTGTAGAAGAAATTATTTCAGTTGTAGAAGATCTGGTTGCTGACGGTAATTTAACAGCAACAGATGCAGAAGCAGTACTAGATGCTTTAATGTCTGATGGAGAAATAACATCTTCAGAAATTAGTACACTGACTGATAATTTAATATCCGACGGAACTTTAAGTTCAAACGAATCAGCCTTAGTTCTAGATGCTCTTAATTCTGATGGGGTAGTTACAAATTCAGAAGTTACATCATTGGTTGAGGCACTTGTATCTGAAGGTGGATTATCTACAAATGAAGCAGAGTTAATTGTAGATGCATTATCTGCAGATGGAGATATCACTACATCAGAGGTAAATAATCTGTCTGATGCTTTAACTCAAGATGGTTCTTTTACCTTAGCAGAAAAAGATTTAGTTTCAGATGTATTGATTACAGCAGCAGATGGAGCACCAGTAACTGCTGCCAACATAGAATCGGCGGGACTTGAATATCGTGATCTCCCTCCTACAATTCCAGTAGAGGTAAGAGAAGATGCAAACGGTAATCCTGTAGTTATTCAAGCAGAAGTAGCATCTGCTCTGCTTGTATTAGAAAGTCCAGCCGCATTGGCTGGCGCAATTGCTGCTTGTTTTAATCCAGATGAGGCAATTGAAGGTTTGACAGAAGAGCAAAAATGTGAGTTAGGTAAAGCCTTACTTAACATGGGTGCGGATATGTCTATTCCAGAACGTGAAAAAGCAGAAGATATTGTGGTAGTAACAGTGATTGCTGGTCAATTAATTGTTGCTACTGCACCTAGAAGAAGGAGATAAAATGAAAAAGTTAAAAGAATGGGGCATGGCAGCCCTAAACGAAAACTTTACATTTCTTGGCTTCTTTGTAGCATGGGTGGTTTTAGAGGGTAGCGCAAAGACAGTGGTAGGGTACGTAACCCTAGCCTCAGTAGCCATATGGTTTGCAACCATAGGAATTCGTAAAGAAGACGAATAGTAATAGTATAGTATAATGGAGGGTATGAAAACCCTTCGTAGCCTACTAGTTATATCACTATTAGCCCTATCCTTGACTGGATGTGCTAATAAATATCGTTATGAGTGTCAAGATCCAGAAAACTGGAATAAAAAGTCATGCAACCCACCAACTTGTTTAGGATATGGAGAATGCATAAACGATATTTATGGTTATGATCCAAGAGAGGTAACAACAAAATGAAACAAAAATATACTTCAGATGAGTTAGATGCAAGATTAAAGTTCTTTCTTGGTCTAACATTAGGAACAATCTTACTATTCACAACTATGGGTATCTTATATGCCCTTGTTTTTGTAACACAACCAATTGGTGCACAGTCAGAAAACGATAAAATGTTTTTCAATGTTTTGTCATCAGTTGCAACTTTTATTACTGGAACACTTGCTGGTATTTTAATTGGTAGAGATGGTGCAAAAGATGTTATGGCTGCACAAATACAGAATAAAGAAGTAGATGCCAAAAATACTCAGGCAGATAAAAAATTAGAAGCAGAGATTGATGCTACAGCAGCACGTCTAGCAGCAAAGCCAGATGGACAAATGCCAGAAGAGCAACCAGTTGATACAGATTGGGATAAATAAAGATGGCAGAACAAGGCACAGCAGCACGTTTAATTGAAGTTGCTACAGCAGAGATTGGGACTATTGAAGGTCCTAAAGATAACGAAACAAAGTATGGTGCTTACACAAAGGCTAACTTTCAACCATGGTGCGGTTCATTTATTAACTGGTGTGCAAATGAAGCAGGCGTAAAAGTTCCTAATACTGTTTATACTCCAGGAGGTGCTGCAGCATTTAAGAAGGCTGGTCAATGGATTGATGTTGACATAGCAGATCCAGAACCAGGAGATATTGCTTATTTTGATTTCCCTTCAGATGGCGTTGATCGTATTAGTCACGTAGGTATTGTTGTAAAAGATAATGAAGATGGAACAGTTTGGTGCATTGAAGGAAACACTTCTTCAAAGAAATCTGGAAGCCAAAGAAATGGTGGAGAGGTTTGTAAGCAGTTACGTGCCTATAAGAAAAACAAGGCTGGAGTCTTAATTTCAATAGTTGGATTTGGTCGTCCAAAATATGGTTCAGCAAAAACAACAGCCACAACTGCTGTTAAAAAATCTCAAACTAAAGCAAAAACCTGCCCATCTTGCGGTCAAAATATAAAATAACCTGCTTGACCTTCTAAAATTTTGCTGGTATACTAAATATACCGCATTTTAGAGGGGTATTCTTATGACTTGTATTGCCGTAGTTCGCCATGAAGATAAAGTATATATGGCTGGTGATCGTGGTGCTAGCGATGATGGAACTATATTAGCACTTGACGCTCCAAAGGTTTGGAAGATTGGCCCATACTTAATTGGATATGCTGGCTCAATGGACGGAGAAAGAATCCGTTATAACTTTAAACCAAGCGTTCCTAACATTAAAGATATAGATAAGTTTATGCAGACTAAGTTTATTAAAGAACTTAGAGAGTTTTATAATGATTTTTGGGTTGATACATCAAAAGAAGGCGATCTTGGTTTAATTATTGCTGTTCGTGGACAAATTTATGAACACAGTGCTGTAGATATGTCTTTATCTAAATACACAGTTGACTATTTAGCAATGGGATCTGGGGCAGAATATGCATATGGAGTGTTATATGCAACAGATAAACAAAAAAATGCAAGGAATAGGGTTGTCTCTGCAGTAAATGCAGCAATTAAATTTAATCCATCTTGCATGGGTCCAGTTGACGTGGTAAGCATTTAGGTCTATACTTATAGTATGGAAGAGTTTGAAGAAATACTAAAAGATATTCAAAGCAAAGAGTCAGAAGACAAAGAGTTTGAAATCTGGCTTGATAACGGAATTGAGCGGGGATGGATAACAGAACCGTTCTGTAATACTCATGATGGCGATCCATACATGAGCGAAGAAGAGCAAGAAGAGTGGGAATCAGGTGGAGACCCATGTCAAGTTGTATTTAAAATAAAGGAGTAATAATGAAAAAAATCGCAGTGGGGATTGCAGTAGCATTAGGATTAACACTACTTGCACCAGCATCAGCAGAAGTAAAACCTTCAATTGCAATTATTGATACAGCAATTGATACAACATTGCCAGCACTTCAAGGTAAAATTATTTATGAGGCATGTGTTATGCAGTCTAAAGGATGCCCAAACAAACAAATGATTCAAGAAGGTCCTGGATCTGCATCTCTTCCAGCAAGCCAACTATATGCTAATGGCTTTGATCATGGAACAATCATGGCTTTAATTGCAACACAGGTAAACCCAGATATTAATATTGTGTTTATTCGTATTGTTCCAATGGCTGCAAATGGAAGACAGTCACAATATACAGAATCTTCTGTGCTAAGTGCATTAGAGTGGGTTGCACAAAATAAACAAAAGTTTAACATTGTTGCAACATCTGCATCAATTGGTCATCATAACTTACGTACTGGAGCAAACTATTGTCCAGTAAAGGCTAACTTACGAGACAGCATTGTTAAACTACAATCTTTAAATGTTGCAACTATTTTTGCAGCAGGAAATAACTATGATATTTCTAGAGTAGACTATCCAGCATGTATTACTGAATCTATTGCAGTTGGTTCTGCAACAAGAGAAGGCAGAATTGCATTGCATAGTAATGGTGGAAAAGAACTTGATTTCTATGCTTTAGGCTCTTTTGAAACAAGCGCAAAGAATGCAGTAGGAACATCAGCAGCAACTGCTGCGCTTGCATCTTATTGGGTTAAAAACTATAAGGGAAGTTATTCATCAACATATGAATACCTTAAGTCTTTGTCAAAACCAACAGAGAGTGAACAAATAAAGTCAAACAACTTTATTGATATATTGAAGTAATAGGTTTTGGTCTGTAACTCAGTTGGTAGAGTGCCGAACTGTTAATTCGGATGTCGCAGGATCGTGCCCTGCCAGACCAGCAAGTGCGGAAGTAACTCAATGGCAGAGTACTACCTTGCCAAGGTAGATGTTGCGAGTTCAAGTCTCGTCTTCCGCTCCAAGGCCCTATCGTCTAGTGGTCAGGATACCAGGCTTTCATCTTGGTGAGCAGAGTTCAATTCTCTGTAGGGCTACAAATTCTGATATAATAGTATTGTATCTGCCGAATGGGGATACACTAACTTATTCGCTTGAAAGGGGAATAATATGATGAACGATCCATGGGCCATTTTTAATGACCCTTTTTTTATTGGGTTTAACAGAAACCTAACACAACTAAACAATGTATATAAAACAAATAATCAATCCTATCCTCCATATGATCTTCTTAAACTAGATGAAGACACATATGTTTTGTCTCTAGCAGTTGCTGGATTTTCTAAAGAAGACATTGATGTATCTGTAGACAATGGATCTCTTGTTATTAAAGGAGAGATCGTAGAGGTTACTGATGCTAAAGTGGTTCACAAGGGTATTGCTAGTCGTAAATTTACTCGCACATTTGCTCTTGGTGAATACATGGAAGTTGTTGGAGCAGAACTAAAAGACGGTATGTTGACAATCAAAATTGATCGTATCGTTCCTGAAGAAAAAAAGCCTAAGTCTATTAAGATCAAGTAGTATAATGTAGATAGTCCCTACACAGGACCTTGGGATGGAGTAGTTACCTTTCTCTATATTCCCTGGCTATCGTGCCTGGAATACCTGTGTAGGGCTTATACACACTGATATAATTGTCATCAATGACTAACAAAAAGTTGGACCATTATGATAAGCAAGAGTTTAAAAATAGACTTGCAAAAATTAAAGAAAAATCTGGCTGTGTAGATTGTGGAATAAATAATCATATAATCTTAGATTTTGATCATTTAAAAGATAAAAAATATAATATTTCAAGAATGATTCATGATGGATTTTCTTGGGCAGCAATAAAAAAAGAGATAGCAAAATGTGAAGTTGTTTGTGCTAACTGCCATAGAATTAGAACACACGACAGATTGACACACAGAATAGCCTAATGCTATAATTAATAGACTGTTAATAAATGGAGAGATATGCCAGTATACGATTATAAATGTACAACGTGTTCTTCTGCTATTGAATTTAAACGAGAGTTTGGTGAAGATAGAGAGCCATCATGTTGTGGTGCAATAATGCAGAGACAGTGGTCATCCCCTGGAGTTATGTTTAATGCCCCAGGATTCTATTCTACAGATAACAGAAAGTAGCGGTATACTATGAATACAATGATTGCAGAAGAAGTTGTAAATAAAGAGTGGATTCTTAGTCCAATGGATCGTTGTGATTCTTGTGCTGCAGAAGCCCTTGTAAAGATAACTGGACTAACTGGAGACCTTATGTTTTGTGGTCATCACTATAATAAAATTATTGACAACCCAGAAGGTTATGCAAAAATGATGTCATTTATGCTTACTATAATTGATGAACGTGAAAAATTAGTTGAAAATAAAGCGAAAGGTAAAGACTACTAATGTATGAGTATTTTGTTAAAGAAGTAAAAAATGTTGTTGATGGAGATACCATTGATGTTATTATTGATTTAGGGTTTGATATTTTATTTGCATCCCGTGTTCGTCTTGCAGGTATTGATACTCCAGAATCACGCACAACAGATAAGGCTGAAAAGGCTCTTGGCATTGAGGCCAAAGAATATTTAAAGAAATGTCTTAAAGATGCTAAATCTGTAGTTATACGTACAGAGAAAATGGATTCATCTGAAAAGTATGGTCGCATTCTTGGTTGGGTCTATGTTAACGGAGAGTCCGAATCGTTGAACAATAAAATGATCAATGATGGATATGCCTGGGGATACCTTGGTGATACAAAAATTAAAGATTTTGAAGCATTAAAAAAGGCTAGAGTAAAGTCTGGAAAATGAGAACTGTTTTTTATTTTACAGCAGATTGGTGTCAACCATGCAAAAAAGTTAGACCAATTGTTGAAGAATTAAATAGGGAAACAGTAGATGTAACTTTTCAGATTATAGACGTAGACATAGAAAATGATTTAGTTAAAACTTTTCAAATAACATCTGTTCCAACTTTTATATTGTTTGAAGATGAAGAACAAATTAATCGCATAACTGGAGCGCAAACGAGAGAAAAACTAAATGAGTTTATTAATTATAAAAAAAATATTCAAGAGAATATTTAATCCAGATGGAAAAAATATGATTCCAAATGAAGAAGAGATTATGGATTACCTAATTCTAAATGGTGGTCTTGAGGTTGTTGGTATTGATTCTGAAAATCAATCATTTCTCTACTCATTTACTCCGAAAATAAAAGAGTTGATGCCAGACTTATATGAAGAGCATATTAGGACTGTGAATAGTGATATTTTAACTCTATGGGAAAAAGGGTATGTGAATATAGACTTTATGTCAGATGACCCAGTAATAACCATAACTAAAAAGTCATTAAATGATGAAGACTTGTCAAAATTAAGCAAGCAAGATCAATGGGCTATAGCAGAACTTAAACGGCTCATGCTTAAAAAAGAACTCTGATATAATCAGTATATAGGTCTAGGAGGATAGCAATGCCATATAGAGTTGGAGCCAAAGGCTCATTCGGATGTTCTGGATACCCAGCGCTAAAAGAGGGTACTAATGAAGTTATGGGATGCCACCAGACAAGGGCAGAAGCAGCAGCACAAATTTATGCAATCAATCGTTCTGAAGGTAACATAGGAAAAAGTATGCATGAAATTAAAGAAGGCGACTTTGTAATGTACATGGGCGAAGACGATAAGAATATGATTGGTCGTGTTGAGTACGTAATGACTAATCCAGGATTACTTGGATTGCCAGGATCAGAATATTCTATGGAATATGTAGAAAATGATAAGCCAGTTATTGTTCGTGAATATGAAGAAGAAGATGGTGCATGGGAAGAAACAGCATATGTTTCTTATCATCGCATGTCTGAAGTTATTAAAGTTGAATCATTGTCTGTATCAGTAGATCTTGTAGTTGAAATGGGTTCTACTAATTCAGAAATTCCACAAATAGATTCAGAGATGATGATGGCTATGTATGATGCTCAAATTGGTAAAGCAGAAAAGCCTAATTACGAAGATGTAATTAAACCAAGACGTGGTGGAAGCGATCCATCAAATCCTAAACTTTATGCAAGGGTTGTTCAAGCAGCAAAAGATAAATTTGATGTTTATCCATCTGCATACGCTAATGCTTGGGTAGTTGCTGAATATAAACGACGTGGTGGAACATACAAGTCAGAAACTAAAACAACTAAAACAATTTGGGATGGAAGCGTATTTGATCCAAAAGGATTTACAAAATAATGCCAAAGAAAAAAGCGGGAGCATTTAATGCAACACAAATTAAAAATGGAAAAATTGTTCGCATGAATAAAAATGGAACAATTAAAGCCATTCTTGATGATTATGTAGCAAAACACCCAAAGAAGGATAAATAATGGCTGATACATATACACCTAATGATGGAATGAAGGCTGCAGCACGTCGTGCATTAAAATGGAAAGAAGACGGTAAGGCAACTGGTGCTGGAACTCCCGTAGGCTGGGGTCGTGCAACTGATATTGTAAATGGATCACCAATGTCTCTTAGTACTGTTAAAAGAATGTTTTCTTTTTTTTCTCGTCATGAAGTAGATAAAAAAGGCAAAGGTTTTTATGATGGTCCAGAGTTTCCATCCAATGGAAGAATTATGTGGGATGCTTGGGGTGGAGATGCAGGGTTTACGTGGAGTCGTGCAATTGTAGAAAGAGAAAAGAAAAAAGTAGAAAAAGCATGGATAGGAAGCGCATTTAGTTTTAGAAAGGGGTAGGGGACAATGGAAGATTTAACAGTAGATGAAATTAAACAACTAGTTAATTTTTATAAGCAGAAGTCATCAGATTTAGAGTTTCAGGTTCTTCAATTACAGATTAAGTTAAATAAACTTATTTCTCTTTATGCACCAACAACTCAAGCAACTAAAACAGTTGTTGATAAAAAAGAAAAATCTTAGTATTTTAGGGAAAAATGAAATACTTATTAGTTGTTGTGTTGACAACTGTGGCTACATGGTTTATACTTAAGATATCAAACAAAAAGGGTAAGAAGGTTTTTAAAAAAATAGTATATAGGCAAAGCCATATATATGAAATGGTTAAAGACGTTATACCTAAAGAAATGTTTGAGAAGCCAAAAATGATTAGGCAGTCACAAAAACATATTCAAAAAAATATGTTAAAGGTTGTTATCACAGAAGGCAAAGCATATTGGACAGTAAATAATGTTTTTTATACTGCTAATGCTATTAATGGCAGAGTAGATGAAGACACTATTAAACCATTAGATATACACAATATGTCAAAAAAAGAATTGGCAAAGATGATGGACATCTTAGATGATTTAAGAAAAGGAATGCAATAAAATGATAGTAGCAGTGCAAGGAACATCTGAGTTTAACGACTATAATGTTTTTCTTCGTGCTATGAGCGTTGCGCTTTCTGGAATGAAAGAAGATGACAACGAATTTATTATTTATTCTGTTGGGCCAGCAAAGATCAATAATTTTGTTTCAGAATTTTCTAACTTATCAGAGCGTGGCATGAAGGCTAGAGGAAAGAAAATCAAGTTTTATAATACTGCACCTTCTTGGCTTGATACAAATATGAATCAAGTAAACTATTTTGTTTTTTTAAGTAAACCAAATGAGTCAAAGTCTAGATTAGTTTCTAGTGCTGAGTCAAAAAATATTGAAGTAGGGATATTTAGGTACTAATATGCCAGAACTTAATGCAAATATACCTCCTATTGAGTGTTACGTTAGAGGAAACTTTTTACGTAATCAAGAAGATAGTCATGACAAATACTTCCCTTGTGTAATTTTTGGAGTTTCAACCCTTCAAAACAGAAGTCCTTTGTTTCACTTCTTAATGGAAGATGGAGGAATCTGGTGGAGAATGCCAATAAATGCTTTTTGCACAAAGCCAGGAGTTCCTGAAGAAGATATTCATAACCTAGTTTTGTGGAACTCTTTTAGTCCATATATTTCAGTAACAAAATTTGCTAATCTTGCAAACATGAAGATGTCATATATTGATCGCACTAAAACAAAAATTCATGGAAAATATTTATTTACTTTAGATTGGCACAATCCTGAGTCTAATATTCTTGATCATGGATATTCAGAAAGTCCTGGACAACATAAGTGTGGACATGTTATTGTAAGAGATGATGGAAACTTTGCGGTACAGCCTAACAACAGAGTATTGCTGTTTGAGCCTTCGTTTACAACTAAATATGGAAATATGGTAATTGATAGACTGATTAATGAGCGTCAGTGGGATGTTGAAGATAGTCCAAAGTGGACTTTAGAAGATAGTAATAGATATCACTATGATATTGGATTAGGGGAGCAAAAGTGATTATTAGAAGTTTAAATACAATGGATAAAATTGTAAACAAAAACAATAATCTTGTTTGGGATGGATGGAATGTCGTTGATCTAAAAGAGTCAGATATGGCAAAAACATCTGTAAATGGAATTAGAATAAAAGATAAATGGTACTTACATAAAATATACACGCCAGGTCGCAATGGTTGGGATATTCCAAATAAGTATAGGGAGTAATCTTGAAGCAGCATTTATGGAAAGATGAGGCTGCTTGTTTAGGTCTTGAAACAAATTTATACTTTGATAAGTATGAAGATGAAGAGGGGATTAGACAAAATGTTGATGCACTTTGTAGACAGTGCCCTGTTAGAAAAACATGTTTTGCTAACGGAGTATCTGGAAAAGAGTGGGGAGTTTGGGGAGGTGTTTATCTTGAAACTGGAGAAATTTCAAGAGAGTTTAATAAGCACAAATCTAAACAAGACTGGTCAAACACTTGGCAGTCTTTAACAATGGAGTAATATGTATACAAACGAAATGCGTAGAGCAGTTCATTCTATACAGGTACCTAAAAACTTTAGTGTTGAAATTATAGATAATGATCATTTCTTGACTATAAAATTAAACGAATATAAGTTTTTAAAAATGGTACATGATGAAAAAATAGCAGCACTACAGTACATAGTAAAATTAAAGAATGCACTAGAGGATAATGGAGCCATAGTGCTGGTAACTAGAGAGGCAGTAAAATGAAAAAAAGAGTAATAATCTTGGTTGTGGCTGGAATATCTATGCTTGTTGCATTTAGTTTATTTTTTGCCTCAAAACTCAGCAATCTGGCTGATTTAGACTTGTTTGATATTGAAGACGATGACTTTTAATATGGGCATTGGTATAGTACAATAGATAGTATGGAAACTATGTTTTTAGTATTTTTAGGTACCCTGGCTTTGTCCTTTGGAATAGCCTATATCTCTATATTTTCTAAACTTAAAAAAACACAATTTTTGTTGGCAGAGTTATATCTAAAAAACTCTGCTCTTGAAGAGTTATTTTTAAAAACCAAAGTAAGCGATATTGATTCTGGAGAAGACATACATAAAGAAAACTTCATAAAGTTTTTATCTGATTCAAGAGACTGGGCATTTGAATATATAGAGACATCACAAAAAGTAATAAAAGAAGTTTCTAAAGAATTAAGCAATAAAGGACTAAACAACTATTCAGAAAAACTTATGGCATTGCTTCCAGATGCAGAGATTAAAGGTTAAACAATGAAGGAAATATTTTTTTCTATACTAACAGGTTTTGGGTGCGGTGTCGTGTTCGCAGCATTCAAATTGCCAGTTCCAGCACCACCAGTTTTTGCGGGAGTCGCAGGAATTATTGGTCTATGGATTGGCTTTACAACGATAACACGAATTATATCCTAGGAGGAATAATGAATAATATACTAAACGATAAAACAAAAGCAATGCTTGCATCATATGGACGATCTGTTCTTGGATCAGTTATTGCACTTTACATGGCTGGCGTAACAGATCCTAAAGATCTTTGGGCTGCATTAGTTGCTGCCCTTGCACCAGTTGCATTGAGAGCACTCAATCCAAACGACAAGGCATTTGGCGTACTGCCAGATACAGGAGCAATTTCAGACGCTCTTGGTAAAATTGTGCCTGTTAAGAGTGCACCAAAAAAGAAAAAGGCTGCTGTTAAAAAGAAGTAGTTAGTTAATTAGGAAGGGCGAATTTACTAAAAATAAGTTCGCCTTTTCTTAATTTTTATAATGAGGAAATATGGACTTTGTATATATATGTAAAGATGGAATCAACGAAGAACTAAGATATTCAATTAGATCTGTAGTTGAAAGTTTTCCAGACTCAAATATTTGGGTTGTTGGTGGAAAACCAGACTGGTATGTTGGAAACTATATAAAGGTTGATCAGAAGTTAACAAAATATAAAAATGCATTTTATAATTTAAAAAGCATTACAGAGTCAAACGAAATATCAGAGTCATTTGTTTTAATGAATGATGATTTTTATATCATAAAAAAGATAGATAGTATAGATAACTACCATGGTGGCTCACTTTTAGAAAAAATAAATCTATATCAAAAGATAAATTCAAACTCTGGGTATACAAGAAAACTTTTAGCAACATATAAAAAAGTTATTTCTTTAGGGATTGAACATGCTTTAGATTATGAACTTCACGTTCCAATGATAATGGAAAAAGAAAAATTAAAAGAAGTATTGAAAAACCAAGACCAATTTTTATGGAGATCTGTTTATGGAAATCTATTTAATGTTGGAGGAAAAGAGATGCAAGATGTTAAGGTTTATATAAAAGGCCCTTTAGTTTTAAAATCATACAATTTAAAAAAGGAAGATCATATATATCTTTCCAGTGCAGATACATCATTTGATTTAATCTTAGATAGTATACTTAGAAAACAATTTACAACAAAAACTAAATATGAGAAATAACTTCTAGATACTTATCAAGTAAATTATCTGGGCTAAAATTATCAATGCCTATCTGATAGGCTTTTTCTTTATACTCATTCTTGTTTTTGTTGTTTACATATTCATCAATTTGATTTGCTAATTTTTCTTTATTTGCTTCAAACAATTCAATTCTAACCTTTGTTCTAAACAAACTAATCAATGATGATTCAACCAACCACTCTTTTGGTAAAATATAATTATTAGGTGGTATATCAGTCATGAAAACTGGCAGGGCACTCACAAGAGCCTCATTCATAGGCAAACAAAGACCTGCATAACGTCTAGGAAGCACCATAGCATCAAACCCACTATACATATCTTCTCTGTTGTCAGGATTGCCTATCTCAATTGTAAGCCTTGAATCCTTTATGTCTGTCTCTATTTCGCTCTGGCTTCTTATAACTAATTCATAGTCTGCCTTAGAATATTTAAGCATTTGAAGTACAGTATCTGTCCCATTTCTATCCTTTGCTGCTTTTTTACCAGCAATGTGGAGTATTCTCTTATGGTCTTTAGACATATTTATTTCTTTAGCCCCTGAAAAAATTGATGGATTTGTTGGTGGCGGTAAATGCATTACTGTTGATTGCTTACCAAAAAGTTTTTTAACATGATCAATATGCCAAACGCTTGGAGATAAAAGGATGTTTGGGAGTGGAAGGTTTGGTGCTGCAAGATTACCAAAAAGTTCATAGTTATACTGAAGGATAGTTTTTACACCCCTTCTTTGGGCATACTTTACAAAGTTTTGATCGTAAAATGTTTCACAACTAATAACAATATCAACTTCGTTAAGAAATAGTTTTATTTGTTGTAGCGTTGGAAAGCCAGTTGATTTAATACAACTATATTCTGAGTACCAATCTGGATGCTGAGTATTTTTATTAAAGGGTGTTGAATCAATAAGTAATATTTTACTAGGCTTTAACATGTCAACAAGTTCTTTTGTTTGATTACCAAGCCCAGTATTATCTGATCTGGCTATAATTCCTAGTCTCATTGCTCTTTAAACCAAACGTCATCATCTGAAGTAAACTTTCTTCCACCTTCACGACCATCTAAATGATAAGATCTTTTAATGTTTCCTTCTGGATGGTATATCCATAATTTATGTTTATCCCAACCTTCTTTATTAAAATTATTATATGGAGAAATATCATCTTGTATTCTTCCATGAGTTGTATCTTCAATAAATACTTTATCTTCAAGTGGAGGAAGAATTACTTCTCTGTAATATGAAACTCTGCTCAGGTGTGGTCTTTGACTCCATTGAGATGTTCTCATAAAGATATCTTCCATGCCAAACATTAAATGGTTGTGCGCCTCTGGAATAAAGGCTTCATGATGAAAACGAATTGTGTTTGCTTTCTCATGCCCAATTAAATCAAAACACTTTTCCCAATCAATTTCTGCGTCTGGAGTAAGTGGTGCATCACCTTCAACATATAGCAATGCAGATGTTTGAATATCATCAATAGTTTTACGCATCATTGTGCTTTGATGGCTATGCTTATCAAACATTATGGGAAGAACGTTATTGTATTCATGCAAACACTTCCACAGAATTCTATTTTTATATTCATTATAGTCAGTTTCACGATCCATTTGTTCTTGTCGTAATCCATCTATCTGCATGATTATTTCATTTTTAGGAAAATGAACCCTAAGAGAATTAATTGTTTCATCAATAATGTGTGTGTCTGGATGGCTTGGCAATACAGATGTAGCCAATATAATTGTTACATCATTTTTATTCATTGATCTGCCTCATAATTTTTATTCCAAGATCTCTTTTATATTTCATCCACCAGCATACCACTTTATGCATGTTGCGAGGGTATTGATTTAATAACTCAGGAACAAGATAACGCAACTCAGCCCAAGCAGAAACAAGGTTTACAGGAATATCATATCCAAACACAGTATTATAAAAATCAATAGAGTCTCCTTTTGAATTAATTTTATCTCCTATTGGAAGGCATAACATTTCTATAGCCTCAAAAAATCTAAAGGTATCTATAGTTACCGCACCAGAAGGTGCTGGAGCAATCTTAGCGCTGGCAAGGTTGCGATAGTAGTCTGTTGGCTGATCGCCCTGTGCAAAGCCTGCTGTGGGCTTAAAAAGGGTGTTTGGCATTGACTGTATGGCCTTTGATAGTTGCTGTCTTCTTGAATGAGTTATTTGACCACCAAAATATAAATCATAATTCTTAATAGGATAGTCTGGCATAAACTGCTTTAAATGTTGGGGAACTCCAATAGGTAATTTATTATATTGTTTATTACTTTCATTAGGATATTGAATCCATATTTCAATGTTAGGATGATTAATCTTGTTTATATTAAATATACTTTCTTCATCCCCCGTAATAAATAAAAGCACCCTTGATATATTTTGTATTTCTTTATTTATTGTTTCTTCATGTCCAAAACTCTGTGGTCCAGGAACAATAACAAAGCCTCTATCAACTTTGGGAATAGAAGTAACTTTAACTTGATCAATTTCATATTTATCAAATACTTCTTTTAATAACCCATAGTCCCATTTGTCATTAGCGTAATCTTTGCCATCATGAGAATATAAATAGGCCTTAATCATTTTGTAGCCTTAACAAACATCCAGTCAGGATGCATTTGATTTGTAAAGATTAGGTTTTGAAATCCTGCATCAGTTAATATATTGTTAATTTTAATTTTTGATGTTTGATAAGAATATGCAGAATTTTCTTCACCAATGACAAATTGAATAAATAAATTTCCACCAAACTTTAATTTTTCATAAGCAAGTTTAATATAATTAATTTTTTCTTGATTCTCAATATGCTGAAAAACTAACATTGAGTATACTAAATCAAGATTGTCTGTAACTTCTTGATACTTTATATTATTTCTTTTAGGTGCAAGGTTTATCATTTCATCAGAAATATCTATTCCATAAAAATTACATTCACCATACTTATCTGCTAAAGGAACTAGAAGCCTTCCTATTCCACATCCAATCTCTAAAACATTATTCCAATTGTCATTGCTATTTTCTATGAGATTTAAAAATGTTTGAGTAGATGCCCATTCATCTGCAATATATTTATGCCTTACATCTACATCTTTTGCAGCATTGTCCCAAAAAACCTTAGCATGATCTAATATTGAAACTTCCCATACTTCTTCTTCTACAATAAGTTGTGCAAATAATTTTTCATCTATGCAAGATGGATCGCTTGCGTATTTTATTTGTGAATCATATTTTTTTATTGCATCAATTTTGTTTTTTGTAAAATTGGTGTTAGTTTTTTTTAAACCACAAAGTGATGTAAAAATTTTTAATCTTGTTTCATATAAATCCTGATATGACAATTTGTATGGCAACTCAGCATATACAAAATATTTTTTATCAAAATGCTTCATTAAATTAAATAAAGTATCTGATAAAAATACGTGGTCTGGATGATGAATTCCTAGTGGAATATATATATTATCAAAATCTACAATTATACTTTTTATCCAATTTATTAAATCATCTTCATTTTGTTTTCCATAAACATCATCTAATAGATCTCCATTAATAACTTTAGCATTTACCATAGAACAGGCTTCGTCATGTTCTTTTCTTAATGTAGTGTGTTTTTTATATCCAGCATCATCTGTTGGTATCCCAGCAAATGCAGATGCGATTGTAAACTCATCATCACTATCAAGGATATAGTCTCCTAAAGAAAAAATTGCATCATCTGTATGTGAACAAAAAATAATACTACTCATAGAACAGGTGAACTTCGTGTTGGTAATCAAGCAATGTTTCTTTATATCCTAAATTTTTTATCCATTGTCTAAGACTATATAAAGACTCATCCCATTGTTGCAACATAAATTCAGGGTGTCCAGACAACCAAATCTTAGGTTTATAACCTTTAAGCACTCTCTCAGCACCTCCAAGAACTCTCCACTCACTACCCTCTACGTCTAAACAAATTGCGGTAGGTGGCTTAATCTTATGATCATAGACACAAGAATCTATAGTAATTTGACCATACGAATCACCTTCAAGATATAGTTCTTTAAATCCATGCGCTGCTAAAATTTCATCATTAACTTCTGGTGGCCATTCATCTCTATACACTCGTGAAAGATTGTTTATCTTATCAGAAGCAAATCCAGGAATACAAACCATTGGAAGTTTTAAATTATTAGATGTCCAAGTTGCTGGAAGGTGAGACCAAACTTTTGGATTTGGTTCAAACAAAACAACTTCTGCGCCCCACATTTGACACAATGCTGGAAACTCTCCTTCTTCTGCGCCAACATAATAAACAACATCATCTTTACCAATATGTTCATTCATTGATTTAAGTCTTGGTTTTTCCCAACCTTCTTCACTATGCCACTCTGGTCTATCTGCACGATGTTTTGGAAGCACAATTTCAAACTCTCCGTTTAAAATTGTCTTAATCATTTCTGTCATTTCATTGCCTCTACAAAATAAAACTCATGTTCTCTTGTGTCAAGTTCGTATATTTTTTTATTTGAATATACTGTTTGTTTAAAGTTTGTTTCAGAAACATTATTAAAGCCAACAGCCTGTAATTTATATTGCAACGCCTTACTTGTTAGTAGCGATGCTGATTGTGAATACCAGGTTAGCCATGCAGAAAATCTTTTATCTAAGTCATCTTCAGAATTAGGGAAAAAATTAATATTATTATTTTGATATGCATCAAAGCCAGAGACTATATCTGGAAGACTAATTCTTACAACTCCATTTGGTTTTAAAACTCTATAAAATTCTGACAATACTTTTTCAATATCATGATACTTAACACAACAAATTATTGCATGACAAACAAGAACATCACAAGAGTTGTCAGGTATTAAACTTAAATCTCTATACTCAGTTTTAAATTCTGTATCAAGATCTATGTTAGTCCAATCAGAAGGCTGAATACTTCCACATCCAAAGTTTATGTTCATTTATTCTCCATATAAAAATCAACTATTTCTCTCATTGTATCTTTCATAGTATGTTCTGGTTTCCATCCAGTTTTTTCTTGCAGCAAAGATGAGTTCATAAATTGTTTTTTAATTTCAAATCCGTCACTTGCAACTATCTCATGCCTAATCTTTTTACCAATAACATCTTGGACAATATTAAATACTTCAAGAGTAGAATATCTTTCACCAGAAGATATGTTAAATGATGGGATGTTGTTAACTGTTTCGCCATATGTAAGTATGTTTGAATATGCTGATACAACATCTTTAACATTTATATATTCTCTAATATCTCTGCCAGCATTTCTTATTGTAAATAACACATCATTCTTATATGCCCTTACAATTCCAGGGATCAATCGCTGAATATTATTATCGCCAGTTCCGTATATATTACAAGCACGTGTAGTTACAACTGGCATACTGTATGTATTTCTATATGAATTACATATGATATCTGTAATAGATTTAGATGCATCATATGGATATACTCCATTAAGAATATGGTCTTCAAAGTATTCATCATTAGTTAATTCACCATAGGCTTTATCGCTAGATGCAACGATGATTGACTTGCAGCCTTTGTATTCTCTTAATGACTCAAGAACATTTAATGTTCCAACCATATTTGTATAAAAAGTATTGTAAGGGTATTTAATTGAGTCGTATGCCTGAGTCTGCGCTGCAAGATGAATAAAGTAATCTGGTCTTGACTTTTCTATGAAGAAATCAATATCTGTTTTGTTATTGATACTTCCATATACCTTGTTTACGTCTTTAGAAAGTTCTGTACGGCTATGCTCATCTTTTAATAATACAAATACGTTATAGCCTAAAGATAAATAGTAGTTTGATAAGTGTGAGCCAAGAAGTCCAGTTGCACCAGTAATCGCTATGTTTTTCATTTGATTCCTAACTCATTCATAATTGAACTCCACCTATGCACATAGGTATGTTCACTCTTAGTTCTTTCATGCCCTGCTGACCTTATACTCTCTCTTGATATGCCATCTAATAAATACTGATCTATTTTTTCTTTTAGGTCATTAAAGTTTCCATGCTCATAAAAAATAATTTCTTTACCATCTTCAAAATATTCTTCAAGACCTTTAATGCGAGGGTAAATGGTAAAACCACCACGACCAGTACTTTCAAACAACCTATCACTAGTATAGTAAGGATAGTTAAAGTTAATGTTAAGGCTATCTCCAATTGCTACCTTGCTTTTTGCATACATGCGGTTTAATGCATCACCACGCACAGTTCCAGTATCTCCATCTCCACCAACATGAAGGAATTTTTTACCATATGTTTTTCTTAAAAAGTCTATTAGTTCTGGGCGATACTTATGTTCATGATGATAGCCCCTGCTACCAACAAAAATAACATCGTGCTCAAAGCCATACTTATCGTAGTCTGAGTGAATATAGCATTCTTTATCGTAAACACCAGCAGGTATAAAGTGTCCTTTTACATTTGTATTTTCATTAAACCAATCAGCCATTAGTTTATCAACTGTAAAGAAGTGCCCGATTGTTTTATAAAAGTTATCATTTTCTAAATCTTTTTGTCGTTCAATACCAAACCATAAATCAAGATGATAAGTCATTGTTGGAATACCAGCATCTTTTAATTTTATAAGAACTTCATCCATAGGCATTGATCCTGGAGTATTCCACCTATGTGTATGAACCCAGATAAAAAGATTTGATCGTAATGCTTGCTTTAATATTTGTTCGCTTGTTGCTTTCTTTTCCTGCATTTTTTCAACGGTATGTCCAAGAGACTCTAAAGACTTAGCGTGATGATTCTCACTACTATAAGATACCTCAAAGTTACCAAGAAATACTATATTAGCCAATGATCTATCCTTTAGTAAATAATTCTTTTTGTAGCCCATTCCAATATAAATTGTAATAGTTTTGATCAAATGAGAAGGTTTTTAAATGTTGAACTGTAGCACCAGTGTGAGCATACAATGGAATTCCAGCCTTTTTTAACTTACGGAAAAATACAATATCTTCACTAATGTATTTATTTCCAAGACCCTCTTTTTCTCCAAACAAAGAGTAGTCTGGTTCAACTGCACGAATAGGATCAATAATTGATTTATGCATAAGTGTTAGTCCAAACCCAGCAGAGTCAACCTTTATAACTTGATTGTCTGGCAGTGGGTGAATGATTACTAACTCGTGCTCATTACTTCCTTGATTAAATATTGCTGGAAATGGTTGCATTAAAGATTGTTCATTTTCTTTAGAAACAAAATAAACTCCAGTTACTACTGGTTTAGATAGTCTGTCTGCTGTTTCCCAAATTGTTTTAAAAACTGCTGGAGTTAAAACAATGTCTGAATCTACCCATAAAAGCCAATCACTTTTAATATCATCAGCCCATTTATCAAACAAAACCTGTCTCTGTCTTCCAATTTGATTTCCATTAACACGAAGTTTGTTTACAAATTTTATATTTTCTTTATCACAGGTCATAATTGTATTAATTATTCCATCTGCAAATCTACCTTCAACCATTCCACCATCACACCACCCAATCGTAATAGTTTCTTTTTTAGTATGAGCCATGACTACCTTCCTTCCAAATACTTTTTAAATAGTTCCATAATTTCAACAGTATACTTATCATAGTTTATTTCAATAATAGCATTTGACTCATCAAGTTCGTGAATAGTTAGTTCTTTTGCTATATTAAAAAGAACATTTTTAATGCCTTCTTCAAGTTCTCCCATGTTAAACCTCGTTCTGCCCTCTAGCAATTGCAGCAGAAATTTCAAATGCTTTTTGAGTCCTGCGAGATTTGTTCAATCCTTTTGCTTTCCAAAGTTGAGATGTTCCTTCAATATCAACGGCTATCTGATCTCTTATTTCTTTTACAGTAAAAACAATAAAGTCCCAAACCTGCTCTTTTTGTTTTTCTGTTAGTTCTTCTGTCCAGTTAGTCATCTTCATCCTCAAAATCTCTCAGGGCACTAGAGTTACTAAAGCAATTATTACAATCGCCATTAACTAACCTGCCACCACAGTAGTCACAAAACATACTTCTATAATACCAGATCGTACAGCAGGTAGGACTTGAACCTACGATAGCCGAATTATGAGTTCGGTGCCTTGACCAACTTGGCTACTGCTGCTTAAAAAGATTTATCCTCTTGCAACCTTAGCAGCAATTAATCTCATACCAACAGCATTTTCAATACTATCTCTAATTTCAATAGCCTCAATCTCTTTGGCTATTTGCTCTCGTATTTCTTTTATATGTATGTTCAATGTTTTTTCCATATAACAAGTATACAGAAGATATGGGGTTTTGTAAAGTTATAGAAATAAAACCTTTACTCTGCTCTTACGTCTGGACTCTTTAAATAAAATATTAAAGTCATCTTTAATCCGCAAGGGCAGTGAAGATTATAGTCTAACTCTTTGTGTATCTCCATAGTGATCTTGGTACCGCAGCCATCACAGGTAAATTCATAGGTATGCATTACTTATCTTCTTTCTCCCAGACTATCCTACCATCTTTCCAGACAGGCCAGTATCCAAGTCCACGCCAATCCATAGTCATGATTTTGGGTTCTTTCATTAGTCAACCTTGTATGTCATTACAAAATAACAAGCAACGTACCCCAAAATAAATGCTGGTATAAGAAATAATAAATTAATCACTCTAGCCCCCTATCGTTATATTCAGTATATCAATTTTGTGGCGGTATGTCAAGATATAATAAACACATGGAAAGAACCCTACTATACCTAATATACTCTCCAACTCTTAAAGCATTCAAGGTTGGTATAGCAAACCTATCTAATCGTAGATACTCTCAGCATAGAGTCAAAGGTTGGATGCTGATTAAGTACTGGTATCTTCAAGATAGGGGTTTGGCAAGGCAGATTGAATCTGAGGTTTTAAAGGTTCTTCGTAATAAGTTTCCAAAGGCTTATCTTGTTAAAGAAGATATGCCACAACATGGATACACTGAGGCTTTTAGTTCTGAAGCAATTTCATCACGCAAAGTAATCAATATAATTAATAAAACTATTAAAACATTTCTTCCGAACATATAAGGCAAAATCTTTTATCATCTTTGCCCAATGTAAAATGAAATCCCATGCGACACTTAATGTGTCTTTTCCATATCCACCAAATCATAACGTATGTGTTGGCCAATAGTATAAACACTTATCACAGCAAGGATTGGCGGTATTTAACCTAAACTCTGCATAATGCATAGAATCCTTACGATATAAATTAGCCCTATGGCTAAGAGTAACACGATCAAGATGCTCTGGCTGAGACCAGATGGGTTTGACATTACCCCAACGCTTTGCAAACTTAGCCTTTAGTTCTTTAATGTTTGATATATTTTTATCTGTTTTAATTCCACGGTAGTTAGCCTCAATAGCCATATACTTAATATACTCATCAAGGTAATGCTCAGAGTTTTTCCACATCAATACGGCTGGATGGTTTCTCCAAGCACCTGATTCTGAAGCACCAGATAATATCTTTAAGATTTGATAGCCTTCAAGAATCTGCTTGTTAAGGCGTTTATTATCTAGGGTTTCGGCGACCTGTTCGTAATCCGAAAAAGGTAGAAAGGTTTGCATGTATTAATTGTCCCAAATTTTGTGGCAAAAGTCAAGAGCCTTTTATACACATGCTCAGGTGTAACCAGTTATTTTATGTCGCTGTCTCCCCCGACAAGAGAGTTACGATCACTTCCACAAGATAGGGAACAACCGTTCATGCCTCTGCGCCCTTTATATTTAGAGTCCGATGGCGGGACTAGGTAGTTTAATTTATTAATGTTCGTCTCCTTGCCTAGGGCGACAAATTAATTATAACAAAGTTCGGCGATAAAGGCAAGGCGCAAAATAGAGATTTTAAGTTCGGCGGCGGGAGAGATATAAAACCTCCATATGCCCTAAAGGGCACTATCGGTGAGTAGTCTTCATATGCCTAGATAAAGAATCGTAAGCAAAGATACCCCATCTAAGTTCCCACTCTTTATTACAGGTAGGACAGACTATTATCCTAGTCATTTTTATTAACGCACCACAATTTTCCTGGAAGCCATTGATGAGTTTCGTAAAAGTCTTCTTCAAATTCTGACATATCACATTTAGTACATTTAGTATCCATTTAAGCATTCATTTCTTGTATGGTAAAGCCTGGTTTGTATAATCGTTTTTTTGGTGGGGGCACAAATCAATTCCCCACAACATCCACAGTTCATAGACCACTCTCCAGCAAACCAATCATATATAAAACCTTTAGACTTACGTTCTTTCCTAGCCACAAAGTTAGCAAATGGATCTGGGATTTCTAGGTTAATCATTTGTCACATCCAATATGCTTAGTCTTTTTATTTTTTTTATTCCACAACATTTCTTTACCAATCAACATATTGTTATGACAGACACAGCATGTGCCACTATATTGACTTATAATTTTAACCCACTTAGGACCACCTTTGGGATGCTTCTTGGCAAGTTTCTTGAGTTCTTTTTTTCTAGATGGCGTTAATATATTTCCAGCACTATCGTATTGTACGGTACTAAATCTATTGTTTTTTGTTCTGACCTGTCTAACGTGCATTAATTGTCCATTTCAATAACAGCACTTGTATCAAGGCAGTATTTACATATTTCAAAGAAGGCAGGCTGTCCTGATATGGAATCAACTATATAGTTGTAGTCACATACATGGGGAGTCTTACGCATCTCATTAAAATGTTTCCAAGGATCATTTAGAAAGTCATCAACATTGCTCATGTACCAAGCATATCAAATTTTGCGGGGGAAGTCAATAAGAACCTTGTTACCCCTATAGTCATTTGCGGTGAATAGACCACTAAGATATATCTGAATTTACAACGTAGGCTCCTGGAACAAAATATTTATGGTTTGTATAAGGAAGCCTATATCCTTGTTTTAAAAATACAGATGTACATTTATCATAATATTCTTCAAATCTTATACCCCAAAATGGTATTTGCATATACCCTTTATCTTGAATTATTTTACAATTATTTGGGTCCCATTCGCTATTGTCTAAAATAATCATATCTGGAGCATGTTGCTTTAATAATGTCTCCATGGCATTTTTTCTATTAATATTCATGTCCATAAAAACCACTAAATTATCTTCTGAAAAAATATCATAGTTGCCTGAAAGAATATCCTCTTTAGAGATTAACCTACATTCTACATTTTCTTTTGCAGATGAAGATATTTTGTCAAACCACGATTGATCTGTTTCATAGGATAAAACTTTTTTAAATCTATCAGCAAAATAGTTGGTGGAATTCCCAGAGCCAAACTCAACCATAAAATGGTTTGAAAAATCATAAGAGTTTAACCAATCTAAGAATGGAATAGATAGCATAGGCATATTATCTATGTTGTTCATGCCTTTATGCTCTAAGGTATTTAAAATAGAAGCCATTTGAAGAAAACGTTTTTCCATGTTAATGTTAATATTTTCTTTGCCATCTACAACTATTCTTACATATTTTTTATCGCTCATTTAAACCCCAATGTTGTTTTTTAAGTATATCAAATTTTGGCGGGGAAGTCAAAGAGTACCCAATCACCCCTATAAGACATAACCCTATATACCAAACCTTGTTTTTGAGATAGCCAGATATGCCAGATATCCAGGATATGAAGGTTTGAACCCATAGGCTCTATGCTGGTTTGATAAACCAGATATGCCTGAATATGGATCCAGGATGATGGTTTGATACCCTCCCAAAATAGGCTTAGAAGGCTTTTAAATGCTATCTGGTGAGGTTTGGTAAGCAAATTAAATCTTACTGATATTTTTTAGATTTGGTTTTGGTGGAGGAAAGTGGAGTGAAGTGGGTGATTAGGCGCCTATATATGGGGCGTTCGTAATGCCAAACCACTACATCTAGTATCTAACAAACCTTCAAACCTACCAAACCCCAAACCTTGATAGCGGATTATACTCCCAAACCTTCTATTTGTCAAACCTTGTATGCTAAAAACCCCTATAAATTTTGTACAAAAATGTAGGAAAAATGTAGGAAAATCCAGCAAAAAGAATAGAAAGGTTTGGTATTTATTTAAAAACCAGAAGAAAAGGTTTGTTATCTTATAGGGGGTAGAAGTGTTATGTTTCTAAATCCCCCGCCAAACTTCCAGCGATTTTTTGAGGCCCGTCGTAATGTCTAATAGGATAATTAAAACGCTTTAGGGCGGGGGATAAAAAGATATGATCGTAATACCTATAGTATAAGATACAAAACCCTATATCCTGGTATAAAGGTTTGTCGGATATAAGGTTTGAAAGGTTTGAGATAGAAAGGTTTGGCAAACTTTCTGGGATTTTTTAGAAAGGGTTCTTAATGTCTTTTTGGAAAATAAGGTTTGGTAGATATGTCCCTTTTGATATGATTTGGGCCGCCCCCAAAAAGCAGGATTTATTATTAGTTGCCGAAGTCGTCAGGCTCAGTAGATAAAAGTTCGTCTAAGGATTCATACTCAACATCTTTAACGCCAAGAGAAGCAATTAAAAGATTATAGGTTTCGTTAATGTAAATTTCTGATTGCTGGGTAGGCAAAACCAATTCATTCATTAAGAAATAAGCCATAGGCAAACCAAGATCGTTGTATTCTATAAAATCTTTTAACTGTTCGTCATCACGATAGTTCATCCATAGTTCAGCAAGGATGCTTACCTTGTTATCAAATAAATTACTTTGTTCCATAGTAGACACCTCTATCTAATTCGTCAACTTCTTTATTATACTGCATAGCCTCTAATACTTCATTAGCCCTCGTATAAATAATGTGTGGAGAACCCTTTGCTAAATAAAAACCAATGGCTTCTAGGTCAAGGGTAAAGTCAGACAAGAGAGCAACCATTTTATTGGCTACCTTCTCCTCTTTGCTTACTGCTAGTCTAATAGACCTACGCATAAATCCCATACCCCAATTCTATCAAAAAAGTGTGGGGAGAGCAAGCCCACCACAAACCTGCCCTCCCCCTAGCATTTGTCTAGATGACCCCTATCTAGACACTCAGTGGCGAATACGCAGCCACAAATTTATCCCATTCTACTGGTACATTATCAGTAACTGTCTTATTAATAAAATCAATAACCACGGTCTGCTCCCCTAAGTCATAGTTTTCACCATTGACAGCATATAGGCCAAACCCTGTTTCATCAAGAATGCTGTGTTGCATAAGATAACTAATCATCATACGGGTCCCATATGAAGAGTCTTGCCATCTAGGACGTGCATGCTCTAGCGCTGCAGCAATGTCAGCCTCCCACGAGTCTTGGCCCCAATGACTGTAAAGAACTACACTAGGTCCCTCTGTGCTGTCTTTAAATACAAAATTAATACGTGCTCCCACTTTATTCTCCTTTACAGTTTAGGTTCGTTGGAATAGCCTGTTAGTCCGCCTGCTAGCGTACCAATTGCAATGAAAATAATAAAAAATGCAATTACAAATCCCATTACTCTTCCTCATTTTTTTCTACTAGAAATGGTACGATTGATAGTTGGTTATTTATCTCATTAAAGATGCTGTCTTCATCTTCATTGTCGGTTTCATATTCAAAATTCATAAAGGTGCCAGTTGGTTCAAAGATTACTTCAATGTCCCATTTTGCCATTAGTTGGTCTCCTCTGATAGTGGTTGTCTTTTTATCATATCAAATATCATCGTTTTTGTCTACTTGGTCCTTCTCTAGATCTACGATTAGTTTAGCAATGATGTTATGGGCCTCATCTACTTCATGTAAAGATCCAGACCATAAAAGTTTTTGTGCAGTGTTTAGTGAACTATTAATCTCAGCCTTGTTCATAGCCATACTCCTCTATCTCTTCCATGGTTGCACAAGCAGGACATTTCTCAATCTCACCTAATGTGTCATTAACAAGATGACCAGCATTGCCTTCCCATTCTTGATGACAGCCTTCGCAGAAATAATAGTAATCATTTAGATTGACTTGAATCTCAGTGTCAATTGGGCAGGGGACCTCAGTAATGAAGTAACCAATCCTATTAACAATATGCCAACCATTCCAGATATGACCTTCTCCGTCATCTCCATCACCATACATCCAGATGCGATTCTCATCCTGTGCCTTGACAAATTCAACCTCATCACCATATGTCTCAAACATGTGGCCATCAAAGGATGAATTCTCATCTAGATGGTTTTTGATTGGCTTGTATGTATCAAACCATGCATCTAGGTCCATCTCTTCAAAAAAAATATTAGTTGACATTAGTACTCTCCTTTGGAATGTATGCCTCTCCAAAGATTAGTTCATAGGCAACTGCTAATCCTTCAGCATACCCTTGCGCTTCGGTGCGCTCCATAGATAGCATTGCGTCTGAGTAGTCGCCTGCTTCTTCATCTGCTGATATCTCAGCAAAGTTTTCCCAAGCACTATCTATCAGACTTTCTAGTTTTAGTTTGTTTTCAGTCATGGTGTCTCCTTAGAAATGGAAATCTACTGGTACTAAATATTGTCCCATATTTTCAGGGGATTTGTCAAGTCGTTCGTAAACATACTCTAGATTAGCAGTGAACTCCTTCATATCATAAAAGTAACTGCTTGATTTATAACTATCCTGTAACAAATCAGTTGCAATCCCAATGTAGTAGTTATTCATAGAGAATCGTTCTTCAGGGTTTGGCATACCATTGTTTGAGATATAGTCAACCATATCACTAATAAACTTATCAGGTTTAATCTTGGAAAGCATTTCATTCATCTCGTCTTTACGAGCAGTCTTGATACCCTCAAGTTTTTCTTTAAAGTTATCAGGCTCTTTAGCAAATGAGATAATCATGTTTGATTGGTCTTGATATCCGTCGCCTTTGGGATTCCAACGACCACCACCAACGACATGCCAATCAGACCAGTCTACCCAACTGTCTCCTGAATCATTAGTTAATCTTTCTTTAACAAGGCTAAAGGCTTCTTGCTCATCCTCTGCCTCTACTGCCCACCAGTGAAGGGTATGCATTAGGCTACTTCCTCTTCTTCTGGTTCTGGAATCTGTTCATCTATCTCAATAGAATAAACTTCACCTGAATAGGCATAGTCCTCATACATCCAGCCTTGCTCCTCTGCTTCTTTATCAGAGTTTGCTTCTACCTCGTAATTATATTCTACGAGTACCTTTACATCATATGTTGGCATTTTGGGATTCTTTCTGTAGTGTCTTAATATTAATTATAAGGGTTGGTGTTGATTTTGACAACTTTTGGGGGTGTGACCTTAATCACAGGTTCATAGAACTTGCTCTCAATATCTTCCACACTGACATATTGCATTTCTCTACCACAAGGGCAGGTCATACTAACTATCCCATTAGGGAAGCCATACCCATCCCTGGCGGTAAATTCAAGAAGAGAATCACATTTAAATGGATCACAAACAAATGTATATTTAGCCCACATCTGCTACATACCCCTCTGCCAACAAACCTTCAAAGAAATCCCATACAATTAATAATTGTTTATACTGTTGTTCTTCACCCTGAGACTTAGCGGTATCAATAGCCCAAGTTAAACTATTACCAAATGCTTGTATATCTTTATATGTATAGCCTAACATTACTTTACCTCCCAATACTCTAGGATAGTTTCAAGGGTAGTGTGAATAACACAATCGCAATCTCCACCCATGTTATCCATAAACTCTAGGTGAGAGTAATTATCATTATAGATTTCATCTACAAGGTTTCCAACTGTTATGGCTCTTAGTTTTTCTACGGTTTTTAAGGTCATATTATTATTTTACAGGGTTTCGGGAAATAAATCAAGTCCTCTTAATAAAGTTTTTATGTATTAATATACTATTATTGAGGGCCGCCCCGCACTTGCGAAGTGTACGGGACTTGAACCCGTGATCTCTACCGTGACAGGGTAGCGCATTAACCAACTATGCTAACACTCCATGCGAGCAGTTTTAAATCATGCTCAGGATTTTTTTACTAAACTAGTTGCAAAGTATTTTGTACAACTTTTAGCAAACGATTTTTCTCTGCGTTAATAGCAGGGTCAAATCCTGATGCACTTGCAAGGATAGATTCGTTAGAACCACCACGAGCAGAACGATACCAGTCTAAACGCTCAGTTAGTGCATTGAACGCACCCCACGCATTTCCAGCAATCATTCCGTTAAATTCACCAGTATAGATATCGTTAATCATATCTATTTTATTTTCCCACTTCTTGAATGAGCCTTTTGCATCTGCATCTGGCTTAGGATAAGCAGCAAGAATAATGTCGTTAAACATTTTAGCATCAACAGTCTTTTCAATCATTGCCTTAGCCATGATATCAAATTCGTCCATGTATTTATTAGCCATGCCTAAAGTCTCACGAGCAATTTGTACTTTACCATTGGCAGTTTGTGTGTGACGAATCTTGAAAGATTGCTTTACGCCATCTTTTTTCTTAGTGCGATTTAACGCAAGGTTAAGAGTATTAGCGCACACAACACGAACAGGTGTGATGCTTGCTTGAATAGCGATTGAGCCATCATGTGATGTGTTAATGAGAAGATAAGTTTTAACCTTATCTGCAACACCATTTGGGTCTAGGACAGTTTCACGCTCTAGTGCTAATGCACCGAACACAACACGTCCACCCTTGATTGAGCCAGCGGTTTCCCAACGTCCACCACCATCTAGGATGTTATCGCCAAATGAAAATAAATCTTCATTTTGCAAAACATGGTAACGCTCACCAACAACGCCTAGCACATCGGTTTGTGTATTAGTTGTAGGATTAGTGCGAACAACATATTGGTATTCCTTGTCGCTTGTTAAGTGTGATGGGATAGGCATATCTTCAAGACGAACATTCCAACCATTTAGACTTGCTGCTTCCAGCATTTCTGATGTTGTTTTTTCTTCTGTGAAAACAGTACCCAATCCATGCCATGCGGGTTCACGGAAAGATGCAAAAGATGTTTTTCCGTTTTGTGTTTCTAGGTCATGTGCCATGAGTTATTTTTTCCTTTTCTGTTGATTGTTTAATTAAGCATACCAAAAATTTTGGGGGATGTCAACTTATCTTCTTAAACATCGGACAATTCGGACATTTCCTGATGTGATATAGATCACGCGGGGCGGCCTTTAAAAAGAAAAATAAGCAGTTTTAAATCTTGCTTAGGATTTTTGGCCCCTTATTTATACTGGCTGTACCGTCGCCAGTTCTGATAGCCCCCTATCAAATTTAGTAATGGTCCTCTAATGAAACTTCGTCTACATTTAAGTCTGCGTCATAGTCATATGAACTTAACTCAGCCTCAATTGAAACATTACTTAAATCAAAGTCAGCAATTTCTGACATTGGTACACTGATTGTTCCACTGAATGAAACAGTTCCTTGTACTTCAATTTCCTTAACTGGATTAATACCAAAGAGTTCACATAGCGCTACAAGAACTTCTTCTTTAGAATAGTTAGGGTCGTACCATTCTACAATATTGTCTTCAAGTTGTCTCACTGTTCCTTGAAGACTACGTAGCGCTTCTTCACGAGCACGTGCACTGTGTAGGTCCCATTCAAGGTCAGTCACCTTGGATGTTAAATATGTTGCCTCTTCAGGAGCAGCATATGTGCCTGCGATTGCTTTATAGGTTACTAGTAAATTTGGATTATAAGGTACTTCTAGTTTATCAATTGTTACGGCGTCATTGATATTGGTTGACATTGCGGGGCCTCTTTCTGTTTGTTGTTAATATAATAATATCAGGAATATTGGGGGAATGCAAATGCATTTCTTAATTAGTCTCACATACTGAGATGTGATTTGTATCACAAGGCCGCCCCGTTTTTGCGGGGCAATTAAAAGATGAGCAGTTTAGTGTCATACTCAGGACGATCATCTCAGGGGACGCTTGCTACAGGTAGCGTGGAACTCAGAGATGAATTATTTAGTTGTGCTTACCATAGCAAGACGACGAGAACCATTTGCTAACTGTAAAGAAACACGAGTTAGTTTAGAGTTAATAGGTGAGAACTTTACAATTCTACCTGTTACGCCTGTTTTGCTTGTGGTGAATAAATCACCAATTTGGTATGTGTATCCGCTTAGAGTCATTTGTTTTCCTTTGTTTGTAGTGGTTTGTTATTATTTAATTTTACTAGATTTTAGGGGGGAAGTCAATTACCCTTCCCCACCTAGTTATCTAATTAAAGATAGCGAGCAACTGCGTTGTAGGTAGAAGTATTAACTACTTCCTCGTCCGTCATTTTAAGAATACGGATAGCATTAGCCATCTCCTCTTTTTGAGTTTCGTATTCGTGTCTGTGTAGAGTAGTGTATCCACGCTCAGGTTCAGCAGGGAAGTTGCCTTCTTTAACTGTTAGGTCAAAATCTATGTTAAGGTTGTTTGACCATTGACGATAATTGCTTCGCACATTTTCAGCCTTATCTACATTAGCAATAGCAAAAGTAAATAATTCTTTTTTCCAAGCCTCAATAGCCTTGTTATACTTTGCTTCGTTTTCCTCTTGTGAAGTCCAATCAAGTTCTAGTTTAGCGAGTGATGCTTCTAGTGCCTTGATTACTTTTTGCGTAGGTATCTTTACGCTAATTGCTTTACCTCTTGTTGCCATTTGTTTTGTTTCCGTTTCTTTTAGGTGGGTTTGATGGGGGTTGTGTTGAGCAGTTTATTGTCTTGCTCAGGACTATTAGCGTTTGCTAAATTACTCTGACTTTGCTGTCCAAGTTGTCCAGCGAGTTGAGCCATTAACATCTAACTTAACACGAACATTACCATTTGCTTGTGGCACGATTTCTTGGATAGTTCCTGTTTGCTTTGACTTTTGGCTTGTGTAGGTATCTCCTACTTTGTATGTTGCGTTTGATACTGCCATTTGTTTCTCCTTTGTTTTGTTGATACTACAAGTCTAACATTTTTGGCTAAGAAATACAAGTTGATTTCCTAGATTTCTCACATTTTGAGATTATTATTTGTGTGAGATACATCACGGGATAAATCGGACATAACGGACACTACTTATGCCCTAGCCCTGCTGATAGTATTATGATAAATAAGATAGTTATTATTGCTAACTCCATAATTCCTCACTTCTTGCTTGACGAGAATACAATGTCGCTCTTTGAGTATACACATAATGAACACGAAACGCAAGCGGAGCCATTTGTTGAGATAAGCGGAATTGCTTTTTTATTCTCAGGACACTTAGCCCCTACCTTACCTATCATCTCTTTCATCTGTGCTTGACCTACCGCAAAATTCTGTGCAAGGTATGCCATGCGAATGCCATGAGTATTTTTTAGATCTACCGCTTCTTTTATATTTTCACTATCTGCGGAATAGTATAAAGATAGATTATCCATATCCTTTAGCATAACTGCGGCAGACTTAACTCGTGTATAAACCCAAAATTGAATATCAGGATTATTAAGGACTACATGCTTCCATGCGAATGCGTACTCATCCGAAAAGAAATCTCCGTCCCAATGGATACGAAATAGCAATGGAGCATTTTTCTTTTCACAATCTTTTCTAAAACCGTCAATCATTTCTGATAGCAACGCTTCCATAGTATCGTGGTCTGCGTCTTTAAGTAATTCCCAATTGTTAAGTAGTACTCCCTTAACACCAGGGAATAGTTTTTCTAACTTTCCTGCGTAGCAGATTCTTTCACATACACTCGTGGCACCAGGGCACGAGAAATCTTTTCCACTAGGTAATCCAAAAGTGTTAGCGATACTTGCTTGTTTTCCGTTTGGTGTGACTGCATTTGCGACTTTCCTATCTTTACTTCTAATTAAGGGCATAGAATAATCTTACCGTAAATCAGGAAAAATATCAACTCGTCTTAATTGAGTGTGAGCAAGGTCACAGGGGGCCGCCCCGCTTTTTACTGCAACATCATTAAATCAAATTGTTCGTATTCCTCAACTTCAATAACTTCTTTTTCACCAAAATCATTTATGATTTCAAGAGTGTATCCATCTGCTAACGAAACAATTTCTACAATAGATACAACCTCATCGCCAACTTGAATTAGATCATCTACTTCTAATTGACCTGAAGTTAAAATATCCACTTTAACATATTCCATGTTCATTATTGTAGCAGCCATTTAATTACCTTCAATCTCATCTAGTATTTCCCATAACACGGTTTCTAAAGCAGGTGCTGCTTCATCTAATAATTCTTGAAGTGTTTTACTCATAAAAGTCCTCATCTACTGGGTCAATGAAAGTATCTAGGTGGTGTTGCTCAACAATTGCACTAGCAGGTGCGTGAGTCATACCTTTATAGAGAATCTGAAAGTCACCAACCATAGGCATTTCAATCATACGACCATAGTCCTCATCATAGTATGCGTCAATTGCTTCAATACAAGGGGCAACCATTTCTGCGGGTACTGGTGGATAGTGATTACCACGCAAGTGATAAAGAATCTGAGTTTCTAAGTCTAATACGGAATCTTTAATTCCTAGTGCAGTTACGCTTCCCATTTACTTACCTCCTACTGTTCCGTTAGCATAAAATACCTTAGTGTGCATTTTGCCATTAGGCTCTGATAGATTAACTGTTGAGTATTCGCTAGCCAATCCATAGTCCACAAACTTATTAAACTCACTTACTGCGTCAAGCGCATTATCGTAGCGTCCAATCCAATGAGGGGACTTATCACCATCATAGGTGCAAGTTACTGAGTATAGGTATTCCATTATGCGTTCTCCTTAGTTTTGAATAATTGGTGGTATTCCTGTATTTCATCAGCAGGTATGTTGTAAGGATTACACTCACAAGCCCATACATCATAGTCTATAGCATTTCCTGTAAATTGCCAACCTGCTCCATAACACGCATCATGAGCAAGTATTCCCATTAGGGTATCCTTAAACTTTCCCATTAGTTATATCCCTTCGCACAAACTGAGCATAGCATCATAGTCTTGCAGTAGCAAGCATCTCCGCTTAGTGGCATTTCCTTAGAGTAGTAGTCATCATAAAACTCATCAAAGTAATCTTTCATTAGTTTTCCTTTCTTAGAATAATCTAAGCCTATCAGATTAGACTGACATTTTCTGATTAGACATGGCAAATCTGGGTGTGTTTTTAATCACATCTTAACTGTGGATAACCCTGTGGATAACGGGCCGCCCCAAAATTGGGAGCAGTTTTTATTCTTGCTCAGGAATTTATTTATTTATTTTTTACGTTCATCACGCAATGCAAGTTGCAAGCGTCTGATTTCTTTTCGCAATGCAATGTTTTCTTTTATTGAATAATAAATAACAACACCTGCACCACCTAGCGCAATAATAATTGCAAGCAGATCCAATTCAGTTAGCATTATTGGTTATCCTTATTACACGCTTCAAAAAACTTATCTGAATTAAATCGTGTATTATCTGCTTCAAACATTCCACAAAATTCATCAACTAAATCGTGAAAAACTAATTCATCAATTGAGTCTTTGAACATAGAAAGAATTTCAGCAGTGGCAACATAGTCCTTGCGTGTCATCATTACTCTGCCACCTTTACAATAGCATAAGAATTATTTTCATTTAACTTTTCAAATACGCCAAGGTCGTTTAGGCCTCTGATAAAAGTTTCACGCAATAGCATTTCCATTTGGACTTCTGATAAGTTTAACAAGCCACTAAGCAAGTGGTCAGGCATTTTGTTTTCATCAATTTCGGTTACGAGATTTATTGAGTGTTTTAGTGTTATCATTAGTTAGCCTCTCCGCTAGAAAATAAATTACCTAGTGCGAAATCATTACACTCGCACTTTTCCACATTGTAGTCAAGGTCATTACCCCAAAAGATAAGACCTTGCCCATTACACTCATCACAGTCAAAAGCCATTACAGAGTTTATCATTATGCTAACGCCTTTCCTCTTAGTGTTCCACGAACGCCTAAAGCGTCACACGCAACCTTAACAGAAATACCAACAGGCAATTTCTCAGGGTATGTAGAGATGAATTGAGCAACAGCACCCTTGCTAGGGAGAGCGATAGATTTTACCTCACCGCTAAAGGTTTCTAGTTTTACAGTGTAAGTCATTTTGACTTCCTTTCGTTTTGTTTATAATCCTAGCCTACCATAGGCTACTGACATTTTTTGTATTTCTAGGGGGTGTGGCGATGTGAGTTACCTCACAAAGCACCCTCTTGGAATAACCCTAACTCTAAGGTTAAGAGTTCATCAGGTGTGGCTTCTGATAGGTCAACCCAACCAGCACCTTTTTCATCTAGGCGAAAAATCTCAATGTATCCCATTAGTTATTCACCTACCTTTACGGCAACAGTTCGCCATTTATTGCGGTAGATAGAATTAACCTCAACCAAATAACTTTCTGTATTATCTCCATACCATACTGAACGATTATCTTTTTCAGCAGATACGATTTCTCCTGTTAGAGAATTAGAGCGATAGATTTTACCAATTAGCAAATCTTCTATTTTGTATAAGTTAGCCATTATTAGCCACTTCCTTTCTTTATTTTCTTACTATGTAAGTTTAACAGATTTAGCAGAGATTTACAACTTACTAGCCAGTAAATCCAAATAGTGAGACGCTCAGCGATGTGATTTAGCCCACAAAATTTCTGTGATCTTAACCACATCGTACGTAAAGCAAAGCGACACGCCCGAACGGGGCGGCCTTTTTTATTGCAATTTATTTTTATGTTTTATTTTTCTAGAATATTTTTTTTTATTTGGTATTGCAGTCGCAGCATTACTACGACGCAATTCTTGAATGCGAATAATTTTATTTTTTATTTCTTTTATCATTTATTTTCCATAACTGATTTGATAATTTCTAATTGTTCAATTGTGAGAAGCGCAGAAGCACTACCCCACATTTTAGGATAATTATTTTCTGTCAATTCTTTAATTTCATTTAACAAATTATTTTTAATTTCAAAGTCATTCATTATTTGTATTCTCCTTTCAGGATAAGTTCATCTAGCATTTTTGCTAGTGGGTCTTGATTTTCATCAAGGTAGTTATTTAATTCTAACTGTTTAACAAAGTCTATCATTTAGACACCTGCCAAGATGTCCACATTGGTAGACGTTCAGGGTCTGAATCGTTATACCAACGTTCAATGTTATTTTCACAAACTTCACAAAACGTGAATTGTGTATCTACTAACTCTGAGATAGCAGACTTATTAGGAACGTGTGATTTACACACTGTGATTATTACATTTGAATTCATTTGAATTCCTTTCTAGTTCAGAAACCTTTTCTGACTTTCTTTATACTAGAAGTATAACACCTACCACTGACATTTTTGGTACCACAAAACGGACATTTCGGACATAAGCCACTGTGAGTTACACCACATTTAAATAGGTACAAATCGGACATTGGGGCGGCCCAAAAATGTGGGCTATATCACACACGACACGCCGATGTAGGACTTGACTTTTGGGGGGTAGTGTGATAGTATTCCCTTATACAAATAAATAGAGATAGATAAGGTTAATGAGCCTAGCAAATAAGACGAACAGATGTTCGGATGAGCCTAGCGAATAAGTGACCTAAATCACACGAAAGATACAGCGTGTCGCCTTGACTTTTCAGGGTAAGTGTGATAGTCTTACGACATAGAAAATTAAATAAAGGAAAATCCTAGTGAGCCTCTAGCAATAGAGCAAATAACCTAGGTCAGCAAAAAGGTTAGCAAATCGCTAACTAGATTAAAAGAAAGGTAGTTAAAATGACTACACTAAATACAATAACATTAGAGCCTAACCATGTTATGGCTTCATCTAATACAGGAAGCCCTATGGTCTTTCGCAATACAGTAGGAAACTACATTAGCCGCAAGGCATACCTAGAATTGCTTGCTACTAAGCAAGGTGTAGTATCACACCGCTATCTATCACCTAACGAAAGCCGTTGGGTTATGAATAACACGAAGGTAGGAAACTAACCATGACTATCCTACTCATCATCTCATCTCTATCCTTTATCACAATGATATTAGGTATGGTATTAACTAACGAAGGAGTTATCTAATTATGACTATCACTTACTCAATTTGGCAGGGTAGCAATCTACTCTCAATCAATAACATTGCTAATAACATCAAGGATGTTGATAAGGTTATAGCAGAACTAAACTCTAGCGAGGTTGCTAAGCGTGTTAAGTTCTCTGCTAACATCATGAAGGTAGAGGTCAATAAATGAATGACCTACTAGGTTTTGCTAACGCAATACAAATTGACCATCTAACAGATGAACAAATAGACACACTACTAGAAATTTTTGAGGGGAAATAAATGAAAGTAACAATTACATCTATGCAAGGTAACACCAGAGACATTAGCCTGATGTCTAAGCAAGAGGTGTTAGACTTTATCAAACTTTATCGCTCAACACTCAAAAAAAATCAAAGAGTTAAGGTTACTTGTGATCTTGTTGGGATAGATGGTTATTTACAAGGTACAGCCTAGATAGGCTAGATGGTGGGGATGCGTTTCGTGTCCTCACTATTTTTTTGTATTTTTATTTTTAAAATTACATATCATACAAGACCAACAAAATGACAGAAAGTTTGAATATAAAATCTGACTAGAATCTGAAAATATGCTATACTAGTTATATGAGAAAACAACATGAACGCCCAATAGTTTTAGCAGATAAAAAACAATGCACTAAATGTAAAAATTTTAAAAGTTTTTCAGAATTTCATAAATTTACAAAATCACCTGATGGATACAAACATTTTTGTAAAACTTGTGTGCGTGAATATGATCTTGCAGAAGATGATTCAAAAAGAGTCATGCCTAGAAAGATGCAGGGTACAAAAATACATTGTCGTTATTGTGAACAGTATCTACCCAAGTCTTCTTTCTGGTCTAATAATACATACTGTAAAACCTGTCAACCACTTATTGGTCATGTAGGAAACCTTAAAAGATATGGTTTGACAAGAGATGATTATGTAAATCTAGAAAAGTCTCAAAATGGGGTTTGTAAAATTTGCGGGGAACCAGAAAAGTTTAAAAAACGTCTATCAATAGACCATGATCATGCATGCTGTTCTGGATCTGGATCATGTGGAAAATGTATTAGAGGTTTGTTATGTTCAAACTGTAATAGAGTTTTAGGTCAAGTCAATGATAATAAAATTTTATTACAAAAGATGATTGATTATTTATAAATTTTTTCAGATTTCTACAAGCATGTCATATTTGTCAGGGTATGTTCCACTCTGCTCTAAGACAAAACCATTCTCCCTGTCAAACAAATTATAATCCATAGACACGATATCAAAATCTTCACGGATTACATTCAAGACTTCAGGCAAATCCAATTTTCCGCAGGTATACAAATCAAACTGCACTAAACCTGGATCTTGCTCATCCCATATATGAAATGCTATATGGCTAGTCTCAATCATCACAATAGCAGTCAAACCCTTATTTCCTGGTTTGTCAACATATGAAGCAAAAGGTCCTTTAATAATTTTCATATCAATGCGTTCAACCAAACGTTGAAGAAAGTCTATTGCCTTATCTTCACTATTCATTGGATTATTAACTTTGGCATTAATTAGTAAATGTTTGTGAAATAACATATTTCCCCCATTTCAATATATCAAGTATACAGTATTATGGGTGCAATGGTATACTTAAATAATACGGGGGGTATAAATGATTAATAATGGTATTAATGATGTTCCAGATAACACAGTTGCTCTCTTCTATAGCAATCTATATGGCAATTTTGATAAAAATAAAAGTCAAGAAGTTATATCAAAACCAACAAAACAAAGAGACTGGTTTACTCCACACTTCTATAACTGTTTGCCATTAGCCATAGGAAATAAAACTGGTTTTATAATTAAAAGTCAATTTGATGTTGAATTTGAATGGGATGGCACTGAGGGTGCTGACTCCATTAAGTTTAACTTTCCCAACAAAACTATAGATGAATTAGAAAATCTTTATCCAAGAATTGAATCTCATTTTGGCCACGGTATTATTTCAATCATTGTTCCATTTGCAGTAAGAACTCCACCTGGAGTTAATGTTATGACTATTAATCCGCCTAACTACATTATTCCAAATATAACAGTTCTAAATGGTATTGTAGAAACAGACAACATAAGAAGAGATTTTATATTTAATATTAAAATTCAAATGCCTAATATAAAAGTAAACATTCCAGCAGGGTTTCCTCTTGCAGCGTTTGTGCCAATTCCTAGGTATTTTGCAGATAATTTTGATATAGTTGATGCAGAAAACATTTTTCCTGAAAACATAATTTTAGACGAATTAAATGCAGAGTTTGATGCTGGACTTAAAAGAGAAATAGTAGATCCAGATTTGCCTAATAAAGTTGGAAGAGATTATTTTAGAGGACAAGATGTTTACGGAAATAAATTTTCAGATCATCAAAAGCCTTAAATTACCACTTACCTAAAGGACAATAAGCCTTTTCTAACTGTGTCTTCATTTTCATAAAACATCCACACTTCTTACATGTCTGGGTCAATGGTCTAAAAGCAGGGCATGCATGACAAATATCTAATCTTTCCTTAATAACTTCTTCTGGCACTCTGGGAGAACCATTGATCATATCCCAAGGTTTGGCACTCATAATATTTCCAATTTTGTCGGGGAACCAATAAGCGATTCATTAACACTAGTCCATAACTGAGAAGACATAGAGGTATTAATACGTGCTGACATGCCTATAGATTCCATAACATAATTATATCCTCCAGATTTGGTTTGAACCTTATTCCATAATCCGTTATCGTATATTAGGGTTTGGGCATCAAATACAAATAGATAATATATTTTTGTCTCATTTTGCGACGGTACACAAGACCAATCCTGATCTGCTTTTGCAAGACACACATAGTAATCAGCACTATTATCTACAACACTGGCTATCATATTATCCAAACCATCATGTTTGCCTAGCCTGGATCCAGAGAAGGTGAGTGTGTTATTTGCATATACGCCTGATTTGATAGAAAAAGACTGCCCTGTATCCAATGACATATCTACACTGACGCTATGGCTTCTATTGGGCTGCCAATCGTTTATTAGACCATGTTCTGTAAAAGTGTTTGATATAAGTTCCTCCAAAAATTCTGAGGTGCAGGGAAGTCTATAGACAGAGTGATGAATTTTTAATTTTTCTGTCAAACCTTCAATAAGAATATTTTTGATTGTATCTATCACACTTCATTATAACTCATATCGGGATTACAAGCAAACATAGATATTACATCCTATTGACATTATTAGACTGCTTGCAGTCGTATTGTGTCTTATGTTGGTTTGATATCTCTATTTTCGGCTTAACTCTTATCCCGCCGAAATTTAATCTCAAATAATGATATAATAAACCTTATGTCACTACAAGACTGGGCAGCATTAACTTTAACACTTCTCACAATTATAACTATTGTTGCTGGTGGAATTCGTTGGCTCGTAAAACACTATTTAAACGAACTTAAGCCAAATTCAGGATCCAGTTTAAAAGACTCCGTTAATCGCCTAGAAATAAAAACTGACAAATTGTTTGATCTTTTGATTGAACACATTAATCATCATTCTAAAAAATAATTCACTATATATTATATATAAAAGATATCTTAAAAACTTTACTTGCTAGTTATTCTTTTCTTTATATATTTTAAGTATACACTATCGCTACCCTGGACATTTGTAATAAAACAGTATAAAACGGACATATCGGATTGTTACAATTGTGTAAACTTTTATACACTGGTTGAAATACATTAAAAACCTTTTATCTTTATACTATTTATAATATAATGTTATAATTTTTAGGCTAGCACCTAGATTCTACCCCCCACCCCACTGCGTCTAGGTGTCTAGCCTTATTTTATGGTATAATCAAATATTATGTGCGTCTCAACAATTCAAAAATATGGTGCTAATCCAGCGAGTATTCAATGGAAAGTAGTTCGTGGCGACACCGCAGTCTTAAATGTAGATTTTTTACAAAATGACGAGATTACAGGTTTTAACTGCACTGGATGGACTTATGTGGCTACAGCCTATGATCCTAATGGAGATGTCCTAGATGAACTCGTAGTGGACTCTAATGGCTATTCTGTAACCATTACAGCACCAGCATCATTGACACTTAACTGGGGTTCAAAATATAAATCAGTTGTTGCAGAACTACCATTTGACCTTCAAGTAAATATTCCAACAGCAGGAGAAAATACAATCTGGACTCCGATTATTGGTACAATTACTGTAGTGGGAGATGTTTCTCCAGGAGGTAGTCTATGAGTATTCCAACAGGTATAGTTGTTAAGGTTGACTCAGTTAATGATCGTCTACCCTCAGTTATTAAGGTTGAAAAAACTTTTTACAAAGTTCAGCACAATACAACAGTTAGTCAGGAGTCCTAATGGCTTTTCCAGGTTCGTATAATTTTAATTATTATCGTGGAGATACAGCACAGTTTGTAATTCGCCCCAAGAATGCTAATGGTTCTGCATTTGATTTAACTGGATATACTTCTCAGTTTTTTATTGCTAATCAAAGAGGATCTGCTGCAACACAGTATGAAGCCCAAGCAGTTGTAAATGCTACAACAGATATTGTTACTTGCACAATTTTGCCAGGTGTTGGAAGACAACTTGCTCCTGGAACATATGTTTATGACGTACAGATTACAACAGGAGCATCAGTTATTTATACCTTGCTAACTGGATCAATAACAGTTACAGATGATATTACAGGTGCGGTTGCTTAATGCCTGATGTATTGCTATCTAATGATGACATTACAGTTCTTGGCCCACCAGCGGTAGTTGAACTTCTTGTAGATATCGGTCCAAGCGGAACTCGTGGAAGTCAAGTATTTGTTGGCGTAGGAGATCCAAACTCAATCGTAATTGGTCAAACCCCACTTCTTAATGATTTATATATTAATACATCTCCAGGTGGCGAACTTGGATATATGTATCAATATGTATCAGAACCTGGTGGAGATACTTGGATTAAGGTTTTAGATTTAAACCCTTCAATCTATTCAATTAACTACGAAGCAATTTTTTCTGCGGGAACAACATCAATAACAATTCCAATTGCAGATATTGTTGAGGTAACTGGATCACCTCTTACTGCAGATAACTTTAACGTTCAACATTCTATTACACATAGTAATCCTATTGCTTCATCTATTTCTATACCCGCACTTACTGGCGATGGATCTAATTTAGTTGTAGATGTTACAGCAGTAGAATATAGCAGTGAGTCTGGTCCAGCAGAGTGGTTAGAATTAGATGGATATTTAACTGTTCACTTGGTTATTTCAATAGTTCCAGGACTTTCAAGTTAGAGTTAAAATGTGGTATAATTTTGGAGAGGTGATACATTATGGCAGTTGAAGATATTGGTGTCTTAGTACCAACGAAAATTCCAGGTTTGGCAGATGCAGCAGACATCCAAGAAGC